ATGGCGACTAAAAACAAAGTTGGTCGCCCAAGTAAACTGGCCGAGAGTATCGAAAAGGCTAAAGAATACTTAATGGGCGGCTACAAAACGGTAGAGGACGTTGTCCCGAGCGTGGCTGGCTTAGCCTGTTATCTTGGCATTAGCCGGTCGAGAGCGTATGAATACGCCAAGCAAAACGAAGAGTTTAAGGACACGTTAGACGACATACAAACCATGCAGGAGCGAGGGCTGATAAATAAAGGCCTAAGCGGAGAGTTTAACGCGACGATAACCAAGCTAATGCTGGCCAACCACGGGTATAGCGACAAAGCCGAGATTGATAATAAATCATCCGACGGCAGCATGACTCCCAAGCCAACCACTATCCAATTATTACCCGTTGAGGCTAAACGTGAGTAGCGTACAGCTACCCATGCCAGCCAAACTTGCTCCACTCTTCACCGCTACAAATAAACGTTACCGATGCTCGCATGGTGGGCGAGGTAGCGCTAAGACTCGAACCTTCGCACTAATGACAGCTGTTAAAGCCTATCAAGCCATGATGAATGGCGAGTCAGGCGTAATACTGTGTGCTCGTGAGTTTATGAACTCATTGGAAGAGTCGAGCATGGAAGAGATTAAGCAGGCAATACGCTCAGTACCTTGGCTGGCGGCTAACTTCGATATCGGCGAGAAGTACATTCGAACAATCGACCGCAGTGTGAGCTATGTCTTCGCTGGCCTACGTCATAATCTCGATAGCATCAAATCCAAGGCGCGTATTTTATTGTGCTGGGTTGATGAAGCTGAGACAGTGAGTGAAATTGCTTGGCAGAAACTTGACCCTACAGTGCGTGAGGCTGGGTCTGAGATATGGGTGACGTGGAACCCTGAAATAGATGGCAGCCCGACAGATAAGCGATTCCGTAAAAGCCAACACGATTCAATCATCACTGTTGAGATGAACTACACGGATAACCCGTGGTTCCCTGAGGTGCTTGAGATTGTCCGCACTAAAGACCAGAAGAACCTAGACCCTGCGACATATGCTTGGGTGTGGGAAGGTGCTTATCTCGAAAATTCCGAGAAACAGGTTCTTGCTGGCAAGTACGCTATCGAAGAGTTTGATGATGAACTCTGGAAACAAGCTGACCGGTTATTCTTTGGTGCTGACTTCGGCTTCGCACAAGACCCTAACACTCTCATTCGCATGTTCATGCTCAACAGCCGGCTTTACATCGAATACGAGGCTTACGGTGTCGGCGTAGAGCTAGATGAAATGGCTGAGTTCTACGACTCAATACCCGAAGTAAGGCGCTGGCCCATTAAGGGGGATGCTGCTCGGCCTGAGACAATCAGCTATCTCGGCAGGCAGGGATTCACTATCGATGGAGCAGCTAAGTGGCAAGGCTGCGTTGAGGACGGTATCACCTACCTGCGCGGATTCGAGAAGATAATCATCCATCCTCGCTGCAAGCATACCGCAGAAGAAGCAAGACTTTACTCCTACAAAACCGACCGCATCACGGGCGAAGTGCTACCTATCATTGTTGACGCCCACAACCACTGCTGGGATGCCATACGCTACGGCCTTGACGGTTACATTACGTCAGAAGGCGGAATAGGCACATGGATCGCATTAGGCAGAAAGCGATAATTAATTCCGCGAGGGAATATGTCACGAAAAAACAAAAACCGTCGCGGAAAATCAACGACGGACAGCTATAACAATAAGCCTGCAAGAGTTGGTATGCAGGCTAATAACCAACATGCAGCCAGTAGCTATCTACCCAACTTCACTTCCCGCAACAGAGTTGAGATTGAATGGTGCTACCGTTCGTCTTGGATTATTGGCGCTGCTGTAGACAGCGTCGCCGATGACATGACCCGCAAGGGGATTAGAATCACATCCGAGCTAGACCCAAAAGCGCGTGGAGTGATTGAGAGCCAGTTCGATGCGTTGGAGCTATGGGATAAAATTAACGACGTCATCAAATGGTCTCGCCTCTATGGCGGTGCTGTTGGTTACATTATGATTGAAGGTCAAGACCCATCGACACCTCTTCGGCTAGAGACCATTGGTAAGGGCTCGTTCAAGGGAGTTCTGCCGCTTGACCGCTGGCAGCTTAACCCGAATCTCACAGAGCGCATTACTGAACTCGGACCACACTACACCATGCCGAAATATTACGACTTGGTGACCACTGGCACTGGGTTGCAAGGCTGGAGAATTCACCATTCAAGGTTAATTCGCTTCGATGGCGTAACGCTACCCTATCAGCAGAAGATAACTGAGAATGAGTGGGGAATGAGCGTTGTTGAAAGGATTTGGGATCGCTTAACTGCCTTCGATAGCTCGACAATGGGTGCTGCGCAGCTCATCTACAAGGCGCACCTTAGAACGATTAGAGTTAAGGGGTATCGAGAACTTCAAGCGCTAGGTGGGCCAGCTCTCGATGGCTTCCTAAAACAAATGGATAACATTCGTCATTTTCAGTCCAATGAAGGCCTAACAGTAATCGATGCTTTAGATGAGTTTGAAGCGCACCAGTATTCCTTCGGCGGGTTAAATGATGTCCTGTCTCAGTTCGCAGAACAAATAGCAGGCGCGGTGCAAATCCCTCTGGTTCGATTATTTGGTCAATCCCCCCAAGGATTCTCGACGGGTGACGCTGACCTAGCCAACTACTACGACGGTATTGGGAGTCAGCAAGAGCGCCGTCTGAGAAATCCTCTACGCCGTATCATCGACATTATCAGCCGATCCGAGTTAGGTAAGCCGATAGAGGATGACTTCACCTTTGAGTTTAATCCTCTGTGGCAAATGTCTGACCTTGACCGCTCCACCGTGGCATTGAATACAGTTAACGCACTAAGCACGGCTGTAGACTCCGGCCTGATGACAGTCAAAGCAGGAGCTACAGATTTACGGGAACTCTCTGACATAACAGGTGTAGGCGCTTCAATCACTGATGAGGATATTAGCAATGCAGAGGATGAGCCTCCGCCAAACCTTGGACAAGTCGAGGAAACAGCCCCGGAGCACTCAAGCGGAAACCCGGTACAGAACAAGCCTACGCAGGATAGCGCAAGCAGTGGGCGACATAGTAAGCGGTTCCTACGATGGTTCAAACGATAGCGTTACCGAAATCATGGCGAACCTCGAAGCCTACAGTAATGTGATTGATGGCTGGGCTAATCGTGTCGCTGAGTCCTTTGCTGCCGGAATACTTCGAGAGAATGACCGGCAGTGGCGACAGATGAGTCGAGACATTCACGTCGGGCTAAAAGATATTGTCGATAACGCGCCGATTGGTGATGTGATGCGATCTATAGTCCATGACCAGGTGAAATACATCAAATCGCTACCTCTTGAAGCTGCTGACAGGGTTTACGATATTCAGAATAGAGCGATTCAGGCTGTAGTGAATGGTGAACGGGCTTCGGAATTACAGAAAGAGATTATGCGCTCCGGTGACGTCGCTGAGTCGAGAGCTAAGCTAATCGCTCGGACAGAGTTGGGTCGTGCAAGTGGTGCGCTAACTCAGGCGCGTGCACTATCGGCTGGCTCAGTCGGCTACATCTGGCGTACCGCGCATGATAGTGACGTTAGGCATTCGCATAAAGAAATGGAAGGCAAATTTGTCAGTTGGTATAACCCGCCGACACTGGATGGATTAACCGGCCATGCTGGATGCGTTCCGAACTGTCGATGCTATCCTGAAGTGGTGTTCAAACAACCCGAACAGGTCGCTTAGTCGGCCTTTTTTATGCCTGAAATTCACAGGTGAGAAATGAAATACTTTTTTAATACTCAGCTAGGTAACTCGCGTTTCCAAATGAGCGATGGGGGCATGCTCTGCCGAGACGTTCCTATCGCCCGTACAGGTGAGCAAACCTACACGGCTGATGACTTACCCGATATTGAACCATCCCCAGGTGGATTGATTGTAGTAGAGCGCCACGAAGATGAAGTTTTCAGCGATGAGACGCTGGCCTCGTTTGAGGGCATGAGCATCACGATTGACCATCCCCACGACATCGACGGTTCAATCCTATTCATAAACCCCAACAACTGGCGAGACCTTTCTTTCGGACACGTTCAGAACGTGCGACGTGGTGAAGGTATCAGTGCCGACCTAATTCTTGCTGACCTCGTTGTGAAGTCAGCAGATGCAATCCAAGCCATTGAGGATGGACTCCGCGAAGTCTCCTGCGGCTATGACGCTCATTATGAGCAGATTAGCCAAGGAAGGGCTAAGCAAGTCTCAATCAGAGGCAATCATGTGGCATTGGTCGATAAAGGCCGTGCCGGTTCACGTTGCGCGATAGGAGATAGAGACTCTATGCAACCCAAAAAGAAAGCCGGACTTCTAGCCCTACTAGCTCGGGCCGTGAAAACTGGCGATGCTGACGATATTGCCGAGCTTGCTGAAATGGCAAGTGGCGATAGCGAAACCCCACCAAATTACTCGTTACCACCTAAGAAACCTGAGCAGGAAACACTGACTGGTGATGATGACTCGGCATCGATTAACGCCAAACTCGACAAGCTCATTGAGCTACTTACGCCAAAAACTGGCGATAGCGAAGAAGATGACAAAACGGGTGACTCTGATGATGGCGACAAAGAGAAGTCCGGCGACTCTGATGATGAGGATAAAACCACTGATTCAGAAGATGATGAGGAAGAAGGCCAAGTAACAGGTGATAGCGCCTACCGTGCTGACCTTATCGTGCCGGGCTTCGATATTCCGAAGAAGGCCAAGCCAACCGCATTCAAGCGCGATGTATTGGATGCTGCTGACAAACAGTTAGTGCGTCAAGTAGTCGGTGACTCTGCAATTTCTACGCTGCCGAAACAGGCAGTAGACATGGCTTTTAACGCTGTATCTGAGATTGCTAAATCTCGCAACACTCGCGGCCGCACGACTGACGCTGCGCCGCATTCATCTTCTGTAACCCCTGCATCACTTAACCAAGCTGCTCGCGACTTCTGGTCTAAAAAATAAGGTAACTCTAAATGACATCATATCTATACCGGATGCCTGCGGGCATTGCCGGGGCTATTTCACGCCCGCACGATTTAACCACTGAGCCAGTAATTCTGGACGAAACCAACCTATTCGCAGCCTACGGCCTGCCGGGCAAATACTCTGGCGATAACTTTGTGCCATTAACGGCTACCGACACAGCCACGTCAATCGCTGGCTTCTTGGTGCGCCCATACCCAACCACCTCGGCTGCTGACTTTTCTCGCAACGTTACCTCTGGTGGCAATCAGCAAGGCGACGCACTGAAGCGTGGTTACATCACGGTGAATATCGGCGGTGACGCTACTGCGATCACTAAAAATTCACCGGTCTACTTCGACCTATCAGCAGGGGCATTGACTGCTACCGCGCCAGCAGAAGGCGTGACCACTGTTATCGAAATTCCAAACGCTGTGTTTACTGGTGCAGGTGATGCTGACGGTAACACTGAGCTGGCTTACAAGATTTAAGGACTGATTACCTATGCAAACATTTGACCGCGCGACCGTTGATTCAACTGGTGCGTTTCTGGTGGGCGAACTTGAGCGCCTAGACCAAACTCTGAACCTTCCATTGGCTGCGTTTACCTATACTCGAGACATCCAGTTTCGTGAAGATGTATCTATTGCTGATGATATTTCATCTTTCACCAATACTAACTTTGCTGCGTCGGGTACAGGTGGTAAGCCGAATGGAAAAAACTGGATCGGCAAAGATTCAACCGCTATCGCTGGCGTAAACCTTGATATTCAAAAGCAAGGCTTCCCACTCCAATTATGGGGTCAAGAGCTGGGTTGGACAGTAATCGAGCTTGAAGCTGCTGCAAAGGTTGGGCGTCCAATCGATACGCAGAAGTACGAAGGGATGCAACTGAAATGGAACATGGATGCCGATGAGCAAGTTTATATCGGCGATGACAATCTGAATGCTAAGGGGCTACTGACCTTGTCTGGCATTGCTACCACTGCGGCCACCAAAACATGGGCAACTTCTACTGCTGATGAAATCCGCGATAGTGTTAATTCCATCCTGACAACAGCATGGAAAAACTCTGCTTACTCCATGGTTCCGACTGACCTGTTGCTACCTCCAGAGCAATACGCACTGTTAGGGTCAATCATCGTGTCGTCTGCGGGTAATCAGTCATTACTAACCTACCTCAGCACTAACACCATTGCGTACCACAACAACGGTATCCCGCTGAACATTAAGCCCGTCAAATGGCTGAAGGGTCGTGGAGCGAAAGGCACTGACCGTGCTCTGGCATACACCAACGATAAGAAGTATGTTCGCTTCCCGATGGTGCCTCTGCGCTCAATCCCTGTCCAGTATCGTGGACTTTACCAACTGGTAACCTACTACGGCAAACTGGGTGCGGTAGAGCCAGTGTACAAAGAGACGCTTGCCTACATGGACGGCATCTAAAGAGGTGAGGCATGAGCAACAATCAGTCGTTGCCAGATGCTGACCAATTCCGAAAAGACTTCCCGCAGTTCGCAGACACAACAAAGTTTCCTGATTCACAAATCAACTTCCGACTTACGCTTGCCGACACGCTGTTATCTGAAAAGTTAACGGGCGTTAAGCTATTCCCGTATTTCGCAGAGTTGTTTGTGGCGCACTACCTGACATTGTATGCCGCTGATTCGGCGGCTTCACAGACAGGCGGGGCGACAGGTTCAACCAGTGGTGTGGTTTCGTCTAAGTCAGTGGACAAGGTATCGGTGTCGTTCGATAACGGTTCGACCCTTAGCCCTGATGCGGGATTCTGGAACTACACCCGGTATGGTGCTGAGTTCTGGCAACTTATCGGCATGTTCGGAATGGGAGGTCGGCAACTATGAAGTCTGGTTTAACTATCCGTGTAGACCTAAGCGGGAAGATACTGCAAGCACTGAAAGAGGTTGGTAAGAAGGACGTTCTGGTCGGAATCCCCGAGGGAAAAAGCGATCGCGAGGATTCTGACATTGGTAATGCTGCGATTGGCTATATCAACGAGAACGGTTCACCTGCTCAGAACATTCCCGCCCGGCCTCATTTAGTGCCGGGTGTTCGCAAGGCTCAGTCTGAAACGCTCCCTCTGCTCAAGTCTGCTGTTCAGTCCATCCTAATGGGTGATAGTAGTGCGGCTAATCGAGACTTGAATCAGGCCGGCTTCCTAGCAGCCAATACTGTGAAGATGTACATCAGGGATGCTGGTTTCGTTCCGTTATCTCCTGTGACTATTACTAAGCGGTTGCGCAAAGGAAGGACAGGAGACGCACCTCTGATTGATACAGGTAAGTATCGAGACTCAATCACCTATGTCGTGAGGGATAAAGATGCCAACTCTTGACGTTAGTGAGGTACTTCTCTCGCCCGAGTTCATGGACACCACTCTAGTTTGTACGCGCTCAGCGCAAACGACAGACGATGATGGGTTCACAAGCAATACAACATCAAAGCTACCCTTTGCGGGCGTGGTGACGGTCGATAAGTCGCTTGAGAACGCAAGGCTTGAGGCGGGGCAAGTGGTTCGTGGCGCGATACTGGTCATCACCAAATTCACGCTAACCGAAGGCGCGACAGATACCGATGCCGACGTAGTGACATATCGTGGCCGCGATTATCGCGTGTCATTCGTGGATTACTACACCGAGTACGGTGCTGGATTCGTTCAGGCTCACTGTGAGCTACTTCCTTTCGACGGAGGTCCTGCAAATGGCATCTGATTCGACACAGGCTGGCTATCTCACAGAGCAAAGCACTGATGCGGTATATGGCGAGGACTTGGACCGATTACTGAGTCGCTGGTTTCGTGGGGTAAGTGGTTACGATGCCAAAATGGTTAAACCACGCTGGCAGCAGACCCAAGCAGCACTCCCTCCTGTAACAGCCGATTGGTGTGCATTCGGTGTAACGGGTGTGCGCGGAGACTTCTCGGTTGCCATGGAAACTGTCGATTCAGAGTCGGATAACTTGCTTCGGCACGAGTCGATTGATTGTCTTGCTTCATTCTACGGACCTAACGGTATGTCTATGGCCTCCATCTTCCGTGATGGTAGTTCGGTCGAGCAAAACAACGAAACTCTCAAGGATGCTGGTATGACGCTCTATAACGTGGGCGACATTATCAACTTCCCTGAGCTAATCAATAACCAGTGGGTGCGTCGCTATGACGTATCAATCACTGTTCGTCGGAAAGTGACGCGCAATTTTGCGATCCGCTCCATCAAATCAGCAGAAACAAAACTCTTTGGAGATTAATTATGGCACAGGGTCTACCTGTCTCTAATGTCGTGAATGTTGACATCATCATGTCACCGTCTGCGGCAACGGGTCGTAACTTCGGCTCGTTACTTATCTTAGGTACATCAACCGTCATTCCCATCACTGAGCGAGTGCGCTTGTACTCATCCCTAGATGACATCGGCAATGACTTCGGCGTATCCAGCCCGGAATATTTGGCGGCTACACCGTTCTTTGGTCAGTCACCCAAACCGACTCAGGTTTACGTCGGACGCTGGGCGAAAACTCTGGCCACGGGTGAAACGGGTGAGGCTGAAACCGCGCTGCAAGCTGTTAACGCTGCATTAGGGTACACCAACTGGTACGGCCTTGAACTGGCAGATAGCGACACGATTTCTGATGCAGATATTCTGGCTGTGGCAGGAGCGATTGAGGCATCAACCGTTAGCCGCGTGTTCGGGGTGACGACGGCAGAACCTGACGCACTGGTTTCAACTGCAACTGATGATATTGCAGCGAAACTAAAAGCCGCTAACTACTCTCGCACTTTCGTTCAGTACTCAACGTCAAGCAAGTACGCATCTGCCTCACTGTTCGGTCGCGCTTTCACTGTGGACTTCACGGGTAACAACACCGCCATCACGCTGAAGTTTAAGCAAGAGCCGGGTATCACCTACGAAGCCCTGACGACCAGCCAAGCTGCGGCGCTGGACAGCAAAAACTGTAACGTTTACGTCTACTACGCGAATGACACGGCTATCATCCAGCAGGGTGTTATGGCTAACGGTGATTTCTTTGATGAGCGCCACGGCCTTGATTGGCTGCAAGACTACATTCAGACCAACCTGTTTAACTTACTCTACACGTCTACGACGAAGATTCCGCAGACTGAAGCAGGTGTCACACGACTAATCACTAACGTTGAAAGCTCTTTGGAGCAGGCGGCGAATAACGGTTTAGTTGCACCCGGTGTATGGAATGGTGGGGATTTAGGACAAATCAGCTCAGGCGACACACTGACCAAAGGCTACTACGTTTACGCAACACCACTCACTCAGCAATCACAGGCCGACCGAGAAGCGCGTAAGTCACCACTTATCCAGTGCGCAATCAAGTTAGCGGGTGCAATTCACTACGCTGATGTGCAAGTCAACGTTGTCCGTTAAGGGGAAATGAATGTCAACTTATAGCTTTATGGACGTATCAGCGTCCTTAACGGGTGTAACGGGAAGTATCGATCTAGGGTATGGCTCAGCCAACTCTGAAGAAGGTATTACCGTTACCATGACCGAAAACAAAAACACCATGACGGTAGGTGCCGATGGTGAGGTTATGCACTCTCTTCATGCAGGCAAAAGCGGGACCATTAGTGTTCGTTACCTGAAAACCTCACCGAAGAACAAGCAACTGTCTCTTGCCTACAACGCGCAAAGCCAGTCCTCTGCAACATGGGGGAATAACATTATCGTTATTCGTAACCATGCATCAGGTGACATCACCACGGCTCGCTCTGTCGCATTTCAAAAGCAGCCTGACCATGTGAACGCTAAAGACGGCGGAACGGTCGAGTGGGTGTTTGATTGCGGCAAAATCGATGAAGTGCTAGGCACGTTTTAAGGAGTAAATCATGCAGTTTGAATTAAAAGGCCAACAGTACCGCACCACTAATATGGATGTATTCACCCAGTTCAAAGTGGCGCGCAAGTTACTCCCGGTATTGGCAGGGATGGTTTCAGACCTGAACGTCATCAAAGATGCTGCCGGCAATCAAGAAAAAGTGATGAGCGCGGTTGAATCGGTGCTACCGAAAGTTGCTGGGGCGTTAGCTGATATGTCGGACGATAGCGTTGATGCGATTATCAAGCCCTGCCTATCAGTCGTATCGCGCCAGAACGGCTCCAACTGGACCAGCCTGATTAACAGTGGCCAGCTAATGTTTGACGACATTAACCTACCAACCATGCTGCAAATCGTCGGAAAAGTCATTGGGGAGAATATTGGTGATTTTTTGCAAGAACTCCCCGCCAGCGAGACGCAAACCCTGCCAGCGGCCTAACCCTCGATACACTTTCAGATGGTCTTGATTACCTACTTCGCCCTGTTGATGAAGGGCTTTGTCATTACATAGCGCTTAAAGACGGATCATTGAATCTCTATGACGTTGCGCTAATGAACGACTACTTAGACATGAAAGCGGATAACGAAATGCGCATACAGCGCTGGAGAGAGGCAAATGAACGCTGAAACAATTCAAGACTTCCTTGTCTCTCTTGGCTTTCAAGTAGACCAATCAGGGCAAAGGAAATTTGAGCAAACGCTGGTTAGTGTTGCTGCTAATACCGTGAAGATGGCAACTGCTGTAGAGGCATCAGCTTTAACAGTCGTTGCGTTTACCGCGAAGATCGCCTCTGGCCTTGATAATCTTTACTGGTCTTCACAACGGACAGGCGCAAGCGTCTCAGGTATTCAGGAAATTGGTTATGCAGCCTCACAGATGGGCGGTACGGTTGAAGGTGCTAGGGGTTCGCTTGAGTCACTGGCGCGGTTCATGCGTAACAATCCGGGCGCTGAGGGATTTCTTAATCGTCTAGGTGTGCAAACCCGCGATGCTAGCGGCAATATGCGGGATATGTCAGCCATCTTCACGGGCGTCGGGCAGCGTCTCAGCAACATGCCTTACTAACGAGCTAATCAATTCGCTCAGATGCTAGGTATCGATGAGAACACCCTGATGGCAATGCGTCGGGGCCTAGGAACCTTCTCCACGCAATACACTCAGATGGCTAAGGCTATCGGCTACAACGCTGACACCGCTGCTCGACAGTCTAACCATTTTATGACTAGCCTTCGCTTATTTGGGCTTATGGCTGGCATGGCGCGAGACAAAATCGGTTCTACTCTTGCCGGGGGCCTCGCTGGGTCAATCGACAACTTGCGCCGACAAGTCGTGAATAACTTCCCTCGCATTGAGCAGACCATCACATCGGGCGCTAACGGGTTAATGTGGGTTGCGACCATATTAACCAGAGTCGTTCTTCGGTTAGTCGATGGTGTAGGAAATGTTCTTGATTGGTGGGATAAACTCGACAGCGGAACCCGAAAGCTCATCGAGGTTATTGGTGGGTTAGTCGTTGCGTGGAGATTACTTAACAGTGTATTTATGATGTCGCCTATTGGTCGAGTCATAGCGCTAGCAACAGCCATTGCCTTGCTGTTCGAAGATTATCAAACATGGCGAGAAGGCGGTCAGTCTCTTATTGATTGGGCCAAGTGGAAGCCTGAAATTGATAGTGCTGTTAAAGGTGTAAATAGTCTAAAGAATAGCGTTCTTGGGCTATTTGGTATCGACCCGAAAAAGTGGACGGCTCAGTGGGACTTTTCAAACCTGATGACCAATCTTGGCGACTTTGGGAAGATGCTTGATTACATCTCACAAATGCTAAGCGCCATAAAAGATGGTCGATGGAAAGATGCCTACGCTGCCGGAAAAGAGCTTCTTAACCAGCGCAGCAGCACCACTCAGGATGCGTTGCCGGGTGTTACATCAAGTGCGCTTAAAGCAAGAGCTATTGTGGACCAGACTGTTGAGCGTGGATTGAGTTGGGTAACAGGCAAATCTCTACCTGACCGGCACAATAATCCGGGTGATATACGCAATACGAACGGTGTTGGATTTAGGGTTTTTGATAGTGCCACAGAAGGCTGGCAGGCAATGCGCAATCAACTGATGCGCTACTTCACCGGAAAGACTACTGGTCGAAACCTGCAAACGATTAGTGACATAATCAAAACTTGGGCTCCATCCACCGAAAACAATACCAGTGCTTATATTGCCTCAGTGTCGAAGGCAATGAATATCAGCCCTCAAGCAGCCTTAAACCTGAACGACCCAACAACCATGGCTAATCTCATGCAGTCCATGGCTAGGCATGAGGGGTACAGCCAGTGGAACAGTCCTGTGGCTCGTCAGGTTGCTGGGGCGACCCTAAATCAAGAAACGGTAATCCATATCCATGAAGTCAATAACCCCCGCGAGGCTGGTAATGTTGTCGCAGAGCGTCAGAGTCAGGTCAACTCACGGGCTGCTCAGCAACTATCAGGGAGGAATAGTTAATGGATTTTCTCTCAGTCCTGTTACACCAACGTACTAGGAAGATAGACAACATTATCCCTGATGTCGTTATCACTGAGCGACATTCGGATATGCTGGAAATCACTGAGCATCCGGTCGAGCGACCAACATCCATGACGTCGAGTACCGATGGCGGGACGGGTTTTGTCTCTGACCATGCCTACCGACGACCCTCTGAACTGGTTATGGAAATAGGTTTTTCTGGTGGTGGGAGCCTAACTAACCTACTTGATACGTCGAAGGTTGGCCTTTCATTGGGGACTAGTCCTCGGGAAATGTACGATAAGTTACTTGCTTTGCAGCGCTCACGTGAGCCGATGGATGTGGTGACCGGTAAGCGTATTTACAGCAACATGCTTATTCGGTCACTCGATGTTACCACCGATAAAACCTCTGAGAATGTGCTGATGGTGACCGTGACATTTCGTGAAGTCATCGTTACGCAGTCAAAAACAATCACCGTAGCCAGCAAAGAGAATATGACACTGGGAGCCAATACCAGCGCCGTGCAGTCTACGGGAGTAAAAGCACCGGTTGCCGCCAATAGATCAGTTGTAAATACCCTCACATCCCCATTCAGAAAATAGGCTGACTATGACCACGACAGTATTGCCACTGGTTCCCGAGAATCAGGAGTTTGACGCGTCCATCAATAACACGAATTACAAGTTCAAGATTATCTGGCGCGGGGCATTTTGGTGTATGGACTTAATGGATTCATCGGGTACAGCCATTGTTAGCGGTATTCCCATGGTGTCTGGTGCTGACTTGCTAGGTCAGTATCAGCACCTATCGCTTGGTTTCTCTCTGTACGTTATTGGGAACGATGGACTAACCGACCCGACTCAGTATGACCTCGGGATTAACAATAAACTTTGCGTGGTAACGGAGTAAATATGTCAGCTAATTGGATGCGCCATTTTGAAATTCAGGTTTTCGACAAAGACGGAAAGGGTATCAGCCTGACTGACTTGAAGGTAACTTTTGAGATTCAGAAACAGCCAGCAACCATTTTTAACGGCTTCGTTGGTAACTTCAAAATTTATAACCTGTCATCAACCACGCAAAACATTCTGCTGTCGCAAGAGTTCACCCGAATCAGGGTTATCGCTGGCTACAAAGGGAATCCTGACCAGTTTGGTAATTACCCTGACGAGAACATCGGTTTGATATTTAATGGCGACATCCGATTCTCTATCGCGGGACAGGACAATATCACCGACTCATGGATATTGTTGCAGTGTATCGATAGCTGGGAGGGCCATCTAAAAGCGGCGGTAAGCACGACTATCGCGGCTGGATGGAAGTTTGACGATGTATTCCGTGTTGCGATGCAAAGTTATGAGCCTTATGGAATCACCGCAGGAGAGGTAACAGTTTTTCCCGATACAGTATTTCCCCGCGCTAAAACGCTTCATGCCTCAACGAATGAAATCATTAATGACCTTGCTAGACAATGTGACGCGCACTGGTGGTACGAAGACAATAAGGTGCATATCGTCAAAGAGTCGAAGCCTATCGATAACCTAGTGGTGCTAAACGCTGATACCGGCCTAATTGGTAGACCACAGCAGACGATGGGCGCTGGCGTTAACGTGCGCTGCCTGATTAACCCGAATATCAAGCTAGGTGGACTCATTCGCTTAGATCAAGGTTCGGTATATCGCACTGCTCTGACAAATGAGCAGATTGGAAAATCACCTGCGCACATCGACACAATCGAGCAGAATGGCAATGTATATGTTAAAGGGTTACCGGGTGGCGCAGGGTCGCAACCGGCTGCAATAAATACCGATGGCGATTACTTCGTGGGCAGTATTGATTATACTGGTGATACACGGGGGCAGAACTGGTATATGGATCTGCTTTGTCTGGCTAAAAATGCGAAAGAATTAGAGTCGCAGGGAACACTGAACAAGGTGGGGTAATGAGGCGTATTGTTATTGGAGCTATCTTTCTTTATTCGGGAAGTGTATTTGCAGCAACACAGTGCGGACCTTTTTTTCTAAAGGGAGAATCTGATGGCTTGATGCATATCAACGGGCAGGCGCCACAAACGCAAAAAATGACCTTTCTCAACAAGAAAGATGATTTTGATAACGTCAAAATGCAATGGATGCTACCCGACCCGAAAATAGGGCGCTGGCTAGGCTTGGACTACATCAAGCGTGACGGTAAAGCTATCCTAAACGTCGAAGTCGTCCGCGTGAACATGGACGAGCCTCGTCAGTTCTGGACGTATGATTGTGTGAGAGTTAAGTAGCCCGATTATCAGTTCTTAAATATGCAAATTAATAAATAAGAAACTACTAGGAAAACGAAAAGCCTCCAAAAGTTGAAGCCTTCCTTTCTTGGCTTGTAATCACCATCTGTTCCACTTGCAAGCGAGTTAGGATGGTTTCTCTTTCCGTAGCCTGTAGACCACGATAACCCTGTTCCGGGAATTCCTATCGTCGTTTTAACACCACGTTTACTTATGTTGGTCGTAGCTCCGTTACGCCCAATGGAGGTGCTTACTCCGCTCTTGCTTATGTTTATGGCAATACCTGGAGCTATGCGTATTTTCTTTCTAAATCTAAAGCCCATAATTGACCTCGATAATAGGGTTAACGCTTATTTTTGTGGGTAGTTTTTCAATACTTCTTTTTCGATCATCTGAATTTTTTCAGCAATTTCATTCACCCATTTCTGCATTTTTTCAGGTGATTGTAGTTCGTCTACAGTAGGGGTCTTAGTAGGTTTTATTTCAGGTGTCGATAAGTAATCTTCTAAAATCCTAACGATCTCTGAATTGAGCGATCTGCCGTTTTTCTTTGCCACTTCTTGAAGTTTTTCTTTTAGTTCAGCTGGCATTCTTACGCCGTAAGGTGCGATATCTCTAACTTTCATGAGTCCCCCTAAAAATCTCTACACAATGTAATCATTATGGAGTTGACATTCTATGCTCACGATGTATTATTTGTGTAATGACTACACGATGAAGTTAAAGTGAGGTGTTTATGAATAAGGTTAGTAATATTGCCCCGACAGGAATCAGATTTCCTGACTATCTGAAAGATATGTTGAAAAAAGTAGCTAAGGAGGAGGGTCGGTCATTAAATAACGAAGTTATTAAGCGATTGGAAAGGAGTTTGAAGGATGATGGATTTATCAGAGCATAGAAACAACGAAGCCCCAATGGGTGCAACCACTGAGGCTTCTAATTTGTCAGCAACTACTAAGGAACCAACAATGAAGATCATAGCAAAAGAAAACCAAGAGTTCACCATTTTCCGTTTTGGTGACAGTGAAATTCGCGTAATCAACAAACGGGGTGAGCCATGGTTTGTTGCTCAGGACGTTTGCTCTACACTTAAAATCCAAAACGTTACTCAAGCCTTGGAAAGACTGGATGATGATGAACGGTCTATGTTTAACATAGGGCGTCAAGGTGAGGCCAATATAGTGAGCGAATCCGGCATGTACACCTTAGTCCTTCGCTGCCGTGATGCCGTTAACAAAGGGTCAGTACCTCATAAGTTTCGCAAATGGGTGACTGCTGAGGTTTTACCATCCATTCGTAAAAATGGTAACTATGAGGTTTCACGTTCTCGCAAAAGCACCACAGAAGAAAGAACACCTCTTCGTGATGCGGTAAATATGTTGGTGAGTAAAAAGCATCTGATGTACCCAGAGGCCTATGCGTTAGTTCATCAACGTTTTCAGGTAACAAGTTTTGAGCAATTAACGCCTGAGCAAATCGAACCCGCTATCGAGTATGTACACAGCATTATTCTAGAGGGAGAGCTGCTGTCGAGAGACGATAAACAAATTGCATTACCGCTAGCTTACCCTATGTCTTTTTACGATCAGTATCGCCATGTGATTAAGCCGACAGAATTAAAGGCCCCGTGGACATACGCAGCAAAACATTTAATACCTAACGGTGATAACCCTAACCCACTAGGGCGCATTCTTACTCAATTAAAAGACTTTGGTTATGAAATTGAGGCGGCGAGATTCCAGCTACTGTCTTTGCAGCATCATATCGAAATCATGCAGCATAAATTTGAATCAATCGAGCGGGCGGTAATGCGCTGATTTAGATTGCGCCTTTAGTCCAATAAAGCATAAAAAACCCGCTTAAATGCGGGTTATATGAGAGGAAATTTAATGATAGTTAATGACTTAGTCATAAAAATACCAGGTCCTTATATGGATAGAATTAGAACGGCAGTGCGGTTATTGCAGTGCGGTTTTCTTCTGCTATTAAACTACGAAATGTCGATGGTTATACCGAAGGCTTCACTATCAACGGATAAACGTTGATATCAGTTTAATTTCGCATATGGAATCCTGATATTTGATCAGTTATTGCCCGATTACTCGGGCTTTTTCTGGTCAACTGGAGTCCACCTAAGTTAACTGACGTCCACGAAATAACTCGAACTAGCTTGATAAAACATTTGTTTTAGTATTAAACTGATATTAACTCGACACTAGTGTCAGTTTAATTCATCTGATTCATCAGGTGTTTCAGCCGTTATGCTAATGACGGATTAAGTTGGAGAGTAAAAATGAAAACCTTAAGATGCATGGCCTATCAACAGGATGGGGTTTACATAGCCGCATGTCTTGATTTGTCTCTTGCAGCTCAAGCTAATACCATTGAAGAAGCAATGAGTAAATTAGAGAGTCAGGTTGATGATTACATTAGCGAAGCATTAGAAGATAAGGCTCACGCCAGAGAACTATTATCCCGAAAAGCCCCTTTCAGTATGTGGGTTAAGTATTGGATAGTCGCTGGCAAGTTACTTTTCTTGAAAAAAAGCAATGTTAGCATTTTTTCTGAAAACTGCCCCAAAATGGCCTAGGGGCTTACAGATATGTTTGGTAGAAAATTAACGCCACTGAAATACAGTGAAGTAGTTGGGGCTTTGAAGCAATTAGGTTTCGAAATGAAACCAAAAGGTTCTACCGCACATGAGAAGTGGGTTAAGGTAACCGAGTCTGGCAAAAAGGTGGTTACAGTAGACAAGCATGTGGCGCCTTTTGCAGGTGACTTAATAAAATACATGGCTAATCAGGCAGGGATAAATCACAAAAAATTTCATGCTTTGTGTAAAGGCGACTGTACTGTGCAAGACATTTATCCTCAAACTACTTAATTTTCTCCGAACACATCAAGCCACCTACGGGTGGCTTTTTCATATCTACTGACCCGCTTCGGCGGGTTTTTTATTGGAATAAATATGCCCGTACAGCTCAATTCACAGACCGGAAGCAGTGAACAGGTTGATGAGACACTACGCCGGAAAACTTCAGCTAGTGTGCGCGTATCAATGCCCGGAATCATTCAGTCGTTCAACGCTGAGAATTGCACAGTAACCGTCCAGCCAGCGATTAGCGGATGGGGGCAGGATGGTGCGGGGAACCTGGTATCGAAAGACCTTCCGCTACTTCAAGACTGTCCTGTAATATTCCCGCGCGGTGGCGGAGTGTCGATAACATTTCCTCTTAGTAAAGGTGATGAATGCCTGATTATGTTTGCTGACCGTGGCATCGATTTCTGGCATCAATCAGGCGGCATCAACAAGGCGGTAGATGACAGGATGCATGACCTTTCGGATGCGTTTGTTATACCTGGCCCGACCTCTAACCCGAGAGTGCTGAAAGGTGTATCGACGGATAGTATTCAGATTCGCACTGACAGTGGCGCGCATTTCATCGAGCTAACACAATCTGGCGCGGTAAATATCACTGCCCCGACTATTACACTCAACGGGAATGTTCAGGTTAACGGCTCCGTGTCCTCAACTGGCGATATGAAGGCCGGAAGTATCAGCGTTCAGTCGCATACCCACACTGGCGTTCAGTCCGGTAGCTCAAGCACAGGTAAGCCACAATGAGATACAGACGCGAAACAGACGATGGTGACTACTCCTTTGGGCAGGGTGACGCAACATGGCTGACGAATTCACCGGAAGCAGTCGCACAGGCCATCAAGACTCGATTTCTACTTTGGCGGGGTCAATGGTTCCTCGACACCACAGAGGGCACTCCATGGATTCAGTCAGTTCTCGGCAAACAGAAGCCAGAAGTCTACAGTATGGCGATTAGGCAGCGAATCCTTGAAACGCAAGGAGTCAGCTCGATAACTGACTTTGATACCACGTTAAACTCAAGCTCTCGCCGCGTCATCTTCACAGCAACCGTCGAAACTATCTACGGAACAACCACAGTAACCTCGGAGGCGTAATGGCCTTAGATTTAGACACTCTCGGCTTATCGGCAACGGTAACCGCTGAGGGGATAAGTGCGCCCGATTATCAGACCATCCTGACGACGATAACAGGCTATTTTCAGCAGATTTATGGTACTGATGCTTACCTAGAGCCTGACAGTAAAGACGGGCAAATGGTTGCATTGGTTTCTCTGGCTATTCACGATGCCAATAACACCGCTATCGAGTGTTATAACTCATTTAGCCCGACAACGGCGCTATCTGATGCATTGAGCCGTAACGTGAAGATAAACGGGATTAGCCGTAAAGCCGCGGTGAATTCAACAGTAGACCTAACGCTTACCGGTACGGGCGGGACCACAATTACCAACGGTTCAGTTAAGGATGCTAATGGCGTTATCTGGAATCTCCCAACTACAACGACAATTCTTACAACTGGCACGGTAACAGTAACTGCCACCTGTAATCAGAGCGGCGCGGTGTCGGCGTTAGCGGGAAGTGTGACGAAAATAAATACTCCTACTCTTGGATGGGTGTCAGTCACAAACGCATCAGAAGCAACAGTAGGCCGATCAATGGAAACGGATGCCGAGCTAAGGATTAGGCAAGCACAGAGCGTCGCATTATCAAGCCTCACACCGTTCGATGCGTTAGACGGCGCGATTGCTAATGTCACAGGCGTAACGAGACACAAGCTCTATGAGAACGATACTGAATCGAAAGATAGCAATGGCCTACCAGCCCACTCCATAGCGGCCATCGTTGACGGTGGTGATGTAAACGTCATTGCGGAAACCATTCGTTCAACTAAGGGGCAGGGTGTCACAACGTACGGTTCAACTACGATAACGGCCTACGATAAATATTCAAATCCGCATCCGATCGCTTTCTCTCGCTCAACCGAAGTGCCAATTACGGTGAATATCACTCTGCTGGCCTTCACTGGGTATAACACGGTTATTGGCACGCAAATTCAGCAAGCTATAGCCAATTACATCAATGGTCTTGGCATTGGTAACAGCGTTTATCTGGGGCGGTTATATTCTGCTGCGAACCTCTCAATCGGCGCTGATAGTACCAACATCAACTACTACGACGTCACTGATATGCAGATTGGTCGGGGCGGCTCTAGGACTGCAGGTAACGTTAAAATAGCTTTCAACGAATCAGCAACTTGCACAGTGGACGACATAACCTTAACGGTGAGCTCATGAGTAAATACATAGAGCTGATTTCGAACTATCACGCGAGTAAGCCGCTTTTCTTCCAACATATCGACTTATCTACCCGACCATTAATTGATGTGAACGCCTCGCTGGATAATCTGGTCACAGCTTTTGATATTGATAACGCTGTCGGTAAGCAGCTGGATATTTTGGGGGAATGGATAGGGCGCACACGAATAGTTAGTCAGCCCATCTCAGGCGTGTACTTTTCATGGGACACAGACGGGTTAGGGTTAGACCAAGGAGTATGGCAAGGCCCCTATGACCCTGACTCAGGGTTTACGAGCCTATCGGATGATACACACCGAATAATCCTTAAGGCGAAAATAGCGATAAATAACTGGAACGGGCAGAACGGAACATTACCGGATATTCTCGATGATGTCCTGGCAGGTTCAGGGGTATCAATGCAGGTCGTAGATAACCAAGATATGTCAATCAGCATATTAATACTTCCTGAAATTGAGTTTGCCAACGTTTCACTGGAGTTGATTAGCGCGGTTAAGCAGGGTTATCTCACCGTCAAGGCGGCAGGGGTAAGAGTAAAGGAAATGGTGATGCCATCAGACGGCTCCCGTCTTTTTGCATTCGATACAGACACACAATATTTAGCTGGTTTCGACCAAGGTTCATGGGATGAGGTAGTAAATAATGGCAACTAATGATTTTAAACCGTTTGCTGTGGGTTCTAATGCCAATGTGATAAGCCAGACTGATTACGAGGCTTTGTCGGCACTTTCGTCTGGATTTCAGGCTGGGAAGGCTTCAAGTGCGCAAGTAAATAAGGCCCTTCGGCAAGGTACTATGATAGCGAGCGTGATTGCTCAATTTATATCAGATAGCACTGGTTCGGATGTTCTAGATAACGGGGACCATCAGCAGATATTGAGTAATCTACTTCTCGCTTTATCTGCTGAGGGGTCAAGACTACCTGTGGGGGTCCCTGTTCCTTGGGGTAGTAACACGCCACCTAAAGGATGGATAGCGTGCTCAGGTCAGAGCATAACACAGGATCAGTATCCGAAGCTTTTTACTATTTACGGAAATAAACTACCTGACTTACGGGGGCAGTTTATCCGCGGTTGGGATAACGCAGCGAATATCGATAATGGAAGGGCAATTCTATCAAAGCAAAGTCATGCAATGCAGCCCATAACCGCTTATTTTGGAATTCCCGGATCAACGTATAGCGGTGCTATTACGCGATTAAGTCAAACAGCAGCTTGGATGCAAATTGGTAGTCAGACAGCAACAGATATATGGAATATGCAATTTGATTCTTCCAGGCAAACAAATACAGCTAATGAAACAAGACCAGTCAACATTGCATTCAATTACATAATTAAAGGTGAATAAAATGGCAGTAGAATTCGATAAAAATGGTTTTGCATTAAACTCAGGTAGTGTTCTTGTATATGGTTATGATCAGGTTAATTATGAGCTTACGGGGTCGTATGATACATATGTTGTCATAGGAACGGGTGTGCCAGGGCACTCAACCTTACAACCACCTCTCAGTAATAAAAACGGATACGCAATAGTTTTCAGTTTGGAAAAAAATGAATGGGTTTATGTGGAGGATCATCGCGGAACTGCAGTATATGATAAAGAATCACAGTACATGTCCACAGTTGACTATCTAGGCCCCATTGACAACAAAGTAACAACAAAAAAACCCGCCACAATATATGATGTATGGGACGGGGATCAGTGGAAAACAAATACTGATGCTCAAAAGGAGTCGTTGATAGCGCAAGCCGAAAATCAAAAAACATCTTTGTTAGATCTTGCCACTCAAAAAATTGCGCCTCTTCAAGACGCAGTTGATTTAGATATGGCTACAGAAGATGAAAAGGCACAGCTATTGGCATGGAAAAAATATCGAGTACTTGTCAATCGAGTGGACACTTCCACAGCACCTAACATTACATGGCCAACATCGCCAGATGATGAATCGACAACGGCAGCCTCAACTGCTACAAATACAGGAGACGCCACAACAATCTAAGAGGTAGCCATGGCCTTTCCATCCCCCGCACTCGACTACGTTGAAGCACGACTCACTCCAGAATCTCTTATGCACGTTACCCAGTCGTCAATCATCATTCCGACTGATGAAGGATACGCTGTGGCTGAGCCTGGTTATAAAGTTAAGCAGGGTAGAACGGTGCTGCTCGATGTAAGCGGTAAGCTGATGTTTGCCGAAGTGGGGGATGGAGTGTTTAAAACTAACGATGGCATCATCGAGGGGGACGCTCTTGATGATGCCAGAGTGTTAGGAGTGGTGACATTTATGGTGAAGGAATTGCCGAGAGGTGATGGCGATGAAATCCAGATTTAAACCTCGCCCTTTAAGTCATCCTCTTAAACCTGTAATATTGTAATTTCTGAGTCCAACTCAGAGACATATATTTGAAAGTGTGTACCAAATGGTGTACCAAATCCGAAAAATCAGCAAATTAATTAAATTAACCAGTTGATTATAAAGAATAAAACATTTTAGCATGTAGCCTGTCGTGTGGGTTACCACTGCAATTAAGGATATAAAATGCCAGTTATTACTCTTCCTGATGGAAGCCAACGTAGTTTTGATCATGCCGTTAGCGTGATGGATATAGCCCAAGACATCGGTCCTGGTCTTGCTAAAGCCTGTATTGCCGGACGTGTGAATGGCGAACTGGTTGATGCCGTTGATCCGATTACCGACGATGCAAGCGTGTCAATTATTACCGCTAAGGATGAAGAGGGGATTGAAATCCTTCGTCACTCTTGTGCGCACTTATTGGGACATGCGATTAAGCAACTGTGGCCAAATACCAAAATGGCGATTGGTCCTGTTATCGACAATGGGTTTTACTACGATGTCGATCTCGACCACACATTAACTCAGGAAGACCTCGAAAAACTCGAAAAGCGTATGCACGAGTTGGCCGAAAAAAATTACCAAGTTGTCAAGAAGACAGTTAGTTGGCAAGAAGCACGCGATACCTTTGAAGCGCGTGGCGAACCGTACAAAATGGAAATTCTTGACCAAAACATCAGCCGTGATGATCAACCTGGTCTGTATCATCACGAAGAATATGTTGATATGTGTCGCGGACCGCATGTTCCGAATATGCGTTTCTGCCATCACTTCACGTTACAGAAGTTGGCGGGTGCCTACTGGCGCGGCAATAGCGATAACAAAATGCTGCAACGTATTTACGGTACTGCTTGGGCGGATAAAAAACAGCTTGCGGCGTATTTAAAGCGTTTAGAAGAAGCGGCTAAGCGTGATCACCGTAAAATCGGTAAGCAACTCGATCTTTACCATATGCAAGAAGAAGCACCGGGTATGGTCTTCTGGCATAATGATGGTTGGACAATATTCCGCGAGTTAGAGACCTTTGTTCGCAGTAAACTTAAAGAGTACCAATACCAAGAGGTAAAAGGTCCGTTCATGATGGACCGCGTGCTGTGGGAAAAAACCGGGCACTGGGAAAACTATAAAGAAGCAATGTTTACCACCTCTTCTGAGAACCGTGAGTACTGCATTAAGCCAATGAACTGCCCAGGACACGTCCAGATCTTTAATCAAGGATTAAAGTCTTACCGTGATCTACCACTTCGTATGGCTGAATTTGGAAGCTGTCACCGTAATGAACCATCGGGTGCATTACATGGTTTGATGCGTGTTCGTGGCTTTACCCAAGATGATGCCCATATCTTCTGTACCGAAGACCAAATTCTCGATGAAGTAAACAGCTGCATCCGTATGGTCTATGATATGTACAGCACCTTTGGCTTTGAAAAGATCGTGGTAAAATTGTCCACGCGTCCTGAAAAGCGTATTGGTAGCGATGAATTATGGGATAAGGCAGAACAGGATCTGGCGCAAGCGCTCAAAAATAATGATATTGAATTTGAATATCAGCCGGGTGAAGGGGCTTTCTATGGCCCGAAAATCGAATTTACTTTATATGATTGTCTGGATCGTGCATGGCAATGTGGTACAGTACAGCTCGACTTTTCTCTGCCTGAGCGTTTAGAAGCAACTTATGTCGGTGAAAATAATGACCGTCAAACGCCAGTGATGATTCACCGTGCTATACTAGGTTCCGTTGAGCGCTTTATTGGGATTCTAACCGAAGAGTTTGCCGGTTTCTTCCCAACTTGGTTAGCGCCAATGCAAGCCGTGGTGATGAACATCACCGATAGCCAAGCAGAATATGTCAACGAATTGACCAAAAAATTACAAAATGCGGGTATTAGAGCTAAAGCAGACTTGAGAAACGAGAAGATTGGCTTTAAAATCCGTGAGCACACATTACGTCGCGTACCCTACATGTTAGTCTGCGGTGATAAAGAGGTCGAGGCAGGCAAAGTTGCCGTGCGTACCCGCCGTGGAAAAGACTTAGGTGTTTTCGATGTCGACGTATTGATTGAGAAGCTGCAAAACGAAATTCGCAGCAGAAGTATTCATCAGTTGGAGGAATAA